CGGATTTCGTGCAGCGGTCGGGCTCGGAGTTGAAGCTCGTCCCCGGACTCAACGGCCTTTCGCTCGACACGCTGGACCTGTCGAAGACCGATTTCGCCTACCGCTACGTTCAGCCTGCGGCGGGCGGAGATCGGTCGCTGGCGGCCTGCTTGGAGTGGCTCAAGACGCACCCGGAATACACGCTCTGCGCCCAGAACCACAAGTCATGGGGGCTGGCATGACCGTCTATCTGGCTGGCCCGATCTTCGGGTGCGACGACGCTGATTGCCGCGTGTGGCGCGAGCGGGCGAAGCACCTGATGGGAGGCTCTATCAAGACGCTTGACCCAATGCGGCGCGACTACCGTGGCCGCGAGGCGGGCAGCGCAAACGACATCGTGCGAGGCGACCTGAAAGACATTCAGGACAGCGACTTAGTGCTGGCGAACGTGTCTCGCCCGTCGTGGGGAACGGCTATGGAGATCGCCATTGCCAGCCGGGCCGGAAAGCCGGTGTTCGCCTTCGGAGCTGGCGAGCCCGTCAGCCCGTGGCTTACGCACCACTGCGAGCGAATCTTCGCCGACATTGAGCAGGCTTGCGAAGGCATCTGGGAATACGAGGACTTAATCCAGTGATCTACCTCGCCAGCCCCAACACGCAGCAGCAGGCCGAGCACGCCGCCGGGATGCCGGTGCTGTTCTCGTTCGCCTGCTATTCGCCTTGGCTGGACGGCTACCAGCACACCTTCCGGCGACTGCTCATCGACAGCGGAGCCTATTCAGCGTTCACGACCGGCAAGCCCGTGGACATCGTGGCCTATGGCGAATGGGCTGCCCGCTGGGTGGGCCACGCCGATGCCATTGCGGGCCTGGACGATATCTCGGGGGATTGGCGGAAAAGCCTCGCCAACTACGAGGCCATGCCGCTGGGCTTCCCCACGATCCACGACAGCGACCCGCCGGAGCTACTGCGCGACCTTGTGCAGCTGGCCCGCGAACGCGGCAACTGGATCGGCATCGGGCTGACCCCGCCCCGCCAAGGCAAAGAGCGGTTCGTCCGCTGGGTCTGCGACAACGTGCCAGAGGACATGCACGTTCACGGGTGGGCTCTGCGGGCCTACTCCCACGTTCGACGCATCGACAGCATGGACTCAACGAACTGGTGGCGGGATGCCATGCAACTCCGACGCGACCTGCCCTGGCTGACCTATGGCGAGACGCTCGAACTGGTCATCAAGCGATACCAGCGGGAGCAGCGGATATTCCGAGAGGACAGCCAAGCGACGTTGTTTGATGCAGAGGTGGCGTGAGTGCGCTACTGCACCAGGAGAGCGCCCGAAACGTATCAAAACTGATACGCTTCACGAACGATCTCGGATACAATCGGGGCGGTCCCGGCGGGCAGGCACCGCACAGATAAAGCGGCCCGCCGACCCCGCCGGGATCGCTTTTCGCGAAAGGCGAAACATGGCCCACGCTCTCCTGAAGTTCGACCTGAGTGATCCCGACGACGAGCGGGAGCATCGGTATGCTTTGGCAGGCCGCGAGGCGTTGATAGCGTTGGAGTTGATCGACAACCGCTGCCGGGCGATCTGTAAGCACGGTGAGCCGTCGCCCGAAGTGGAGCGGATCGTGGAGGAGATACGGGCGTTGATTCCTTACGAGTTGACGAGCCTGTTGCAGTAGGACTACACGCCGCAGAGAGCGTCGAAATGACTGACCCGCACCTTCCCCACGCCCTGCGAATCCTCGCCCGCGACATTCACTGCGAGGACGGAATCGCCACGCAGTGCATCCGCGAGGCAGCGGACGAGATCGCCCGCCTGCGGCTCACCGACGAGGAGCGGGCGGCGATTGCTGAAGCGGTCGGAGCGTACAACGACAACGACGATGATGAAGAGTGCGCAAGGATTGCGGCCACGCTTCACGGCCTTTTGAAGCGGACGGAACGACGCTCTTGAAATCAGAGAGGGACGCGATGGGAGAGCCAGTTGAGCATGACGGGCGGCACTTCTTCACCGTCCTTGAGCATCTCGGCAGCGAGGCCGACCGGCTTGGGATTCGGGCCGTCGATGCCTACGGCAAGCCCGGATCGGTTTCCGACTTCTTGGATACCGTAATCCGCTACATCCTTGCCCGCGAGGCAGAGATCGACCGGCTCAACCGCGACGAGTTGCGCTCTTGAGCGAACCTAGCGTCGCGCCCGGCGGTTGAGGGCATTTCGGAACTGGACATCGCGCGTACATTCGCGCTATGGCCTTCACGATCCATCACGGCGACTGCCGCGAAGTCATGGCGACGCTCGACGCCGAGAGCGTTGACGCCATCGTGAGCGATCCGCCCTACGGGTTGTCCTTCATGGGCAAGGGCTGGGATCACGGCGTGCCGGGCGTGGAGTTCTGGGCCGAAGCTCTCCGCGTGGCGAAGCCAGGAGCCCACCTGCTCGCGTTCGGCGGGACTCGCACCTATCACCGGCTCGCGTGTGCCATTGAGGACGCTGGCTGGGAGATTCGGGATTGCGTCATGTGGGTGTACGGCAGCGGCTTCCCTAAGTCGCACAACCTCAAAGGCGAATGGCAAGGCTGGGGCACGGCCCTGAAGCCCGCCTGGGAGCCGATCATCGTGGCCCGCAAGCCGCTCGTCGGCACCGTCGCCGAGAACGTGCTGACGCATGGCACGGGGGCGATCAACGTGGATGGGTGCAGGGTGGGAATCGCATCCGGCGATCAGAAGTCAGAAGGCGGCCGGAAGCTTGCTCGCCATCAAGAGACAAACGGATTTGACGGTGGCTGGAAATCAAAGACCACGAATCTTGATGACGGCCTCGGCCGCTGGCCAGCGAACCTCATCCACGACGGCAGCGAGGAGGTGGTGGGGCTGTTTCCGCAAGCGAACGGCAACAGCAACAACTCGCACGCTGATTGCCAAGCCGGATTCGGAGGAAGGCGTAGGACGATGGGCGGAATGGGCCGCGCCGACTCCGGCTCTGCCGCCCGCTTCTTCTACTGCGCCAAGGCGAGCAAGGCGGATCGGGATGAAGGGTGCGAGGGGCTGGCGGAGCGAGATCGTGCAGACCAGTCTGCTTGGGTTCGGAAATGCAACGTCTGCGGAGACACCTTTTGTGACCCAAAGACAAGTAAGCCTCATTGCGGCCACGACGATTTTTCTTTTGTCTCGCCGTCCCCGCGCCGCAACCACCACCCCACCGTGAAGCCCACCGACCTCATGCGTTACCTCTGCCGCCTCGTCACGCCACCCGGCGGCGTTGTGCTTGACCCGTTCACGGGAAGCGGCTCCACGGGCAAGGCCGCGACCCTTGAGGGCTTCCGGTTCATCGGCATCGAACGCGAGGCGGAATACGTTGAGATCGCCAAGGCGAGGATCGCGGCGGTTGATGCTGGGGCCGGGCCTCTGTTCGCTTGAAGTGCGCTATAGCGGCGAGAGACGCACCGCTTGACGCCGGATTCTTGTCGTGTAGCCTACCCGCCATCCACGGAAAGGGAGCCTACACAACATGGAAATCACGTTCGTCGAGATCGCCCGCAAGTACCTTGAATCCCGCGTCGTCTCAGTCGCCTACGCCGCCAACGTCACCAGGATCGCCGGCCGCTGCCGCGACATCTCCAAGGAGCGGGTGAACGCCTACCTCCAGGCGAGGCTGAAAGTCATCTCGAGCCTGACCTGCCGGGCCGAAAGAACCGTCCTTTTGACGCTCTGGAGGTGGGCCTGGGAGAACGAAATCGTCGAAAATCAGCCACGAGGCGTCATGCGTATCAAGACCTCAAAGCCGCCGACGCAGGCGTGGACGGTCGAGCAGCTCCGGCACGCAATCGCGATGACATCGAAATGCGACACAACCCGACTCCGCAGCGGCGCGAGCCTCGGCCAATTCCTGCGGGCGTGGATTCTTCTCGGCTACGAAGTCGGCGCCCGCCGCGGCGACCTGTTCTCCATGACCCGCGAGCATATCGACGGCGACACGCTCCGGTGGACGCAGCACAAGACCGGCGACCCGATCGTCAAGGTGCTCTCGCCGGCGTGCCTCGAGGCCGTCGGGGCCATGCTGGCAGCCTCCCCCGACGGGACGATCCTGGGGTGGGTCTGCAAGCGTCGGCGGGCGATGAGCGTGATGAAGGCCCATCTGAAGCAGTGCGGACTCTCCGGCACGAGCAAGTGGCTGAGAAGGTCTGGGGCGACGCACATCGAGATGGTCGCCCCCGGCAAAGCCTCGCTGCATCTGGGCCACCGGACGGCCACGCTTGCCGCCCAGGCATACATCGACTGGGGGCAGGTGCGAAAGACGACGCCAGTCACCCCGCGGCTGCTGGAGGCCGCGCAATCGGAGGGATGACGTCCGGCGCAGACTGCCCCTTCACGATCCGGGGGTCCAGATATTTCCTCGTCGTCGCCGGGTCGGCGTGGTCGAGCAGCCGCTGGGCCGACCCGCCGGCGGCCTCGTAGTAGCTGGCTGTGGTCTTTCTGATCTTATGGAACTTGTCCTTCCGCCCAGACGGCAGGCCCGCCCGCTTCAAGAGTATCTCGAGCCGTTTCCAGACGTAGCCTCGGCCGCAGTCCCACGGGAAGACGAGGTCTTCCGGCCCGCGGTCGCCCTTGATCGCCAGGAGGGCGTCGGCCGTCTCAACGCTGATCTCACGGCAAATGTCCCGCCGGCAGCCCTTGCGACCCTCGGCGCGAAAGACCACCGTGCAGCCGCGGACGTACTTCCAGCGCAACTGCATGACCGACCCGATACGCTCCCCGGAGTCGTAGCAGAGTCTTAGGATCGCGACCCACCACAGCCCGCCGGGGATGCCGGCCACGCTCGTCCGCTCAAGCGCGGCTTGGTTCACGAGCCGCTGAAACTCATCCGACATCCAGGCTTCCGGCACCCGCTCCGGCACCCGGATCAGCGGGATCGTCGGCCATGTGTCGCAGAGCTTCCGGCGGGCCGCGAATTCCCAGAGGGCGCGTAACTGAGCCCGGTCCTTCGCCGCAGTCGCCGGCTCGCGGGTGCGAACGCGATGGGCGAGGAACCGGGCAATCGACAACTCCTCGAAGTCGGCGACCGTGGCCGGCCGGCCCAAGACCTCGCTGAAACTGGCGA